GAGGCTGTAAGACCGGTAGTCGTTCTCGATCGGCTCCGACTTCAAAGCCGAACCAATACCGAACCGGTCAACCTTCATCGGGTTCGTACCCTTGAGGCTGAACGACCGCACATTCCCCACAACGGTGCCGCCCGTGTTCGTCCACACACCAGACACCACCGACGTCGACCCACCCGCAATCAACTGCGAACCCGTAGCGTCATACGAGAAAATCGACGTACCCGCCGTATACGACGCAGCCTGCAACGCGGCAGGCGAACCATAGTTCACCGCAGTCGGCGAGGTCACCGCATTACCCGAAGCGTGCGCATACGCCAGCGCAGGCGAAACCGTCAACGTGAACGGGCCAGCACCCGACACGTTCGTAACCGCAACAACCTCATTCTGCGTCGGCGTGTTACCCGCAATCAGAATGTAGTTACCAGTCGCAATCGTCGCAGTCGACGACACCGTAGTCGCAGCAGCCGAAGCACCAGACGCCAACGTTGTTGCAGCGAAACTGTTCGACGGAGTGAACTGATCCATCGAATCAATCGTCAACTCAAGCTTGAGCTGCGCCTCAGCCTGACCACTGATCGTCCAATCAGTGATCTTGCAACCCGTATGCGTATACGCATTCTGCGCCAGAACCCCGGTGTAATCAGGCTTCACAATCTGAGTCGTAAAAGCCTTCCCCTGCAACGACCCCGTGTTATGAATCTGCTGAAACAGACCACCACCAATCGACGTCGCAGTCGCACTAAACGACCCCAACATGTGCTGAAGAGTCAACCCAAACCCAGCAGTCGGAATATCAAACCCAACCGTCCCACCACCCTCACGAGCAGTAGTCACACGACGCGAACCACGCTTCGTCAACGCACCCGCACGAAGACCCACACCCTGAACCGTGTGCTTCTTCTGCGACATCGTCTCCTTGTCGAACTCATAAAAACGAGTCACCGCAAGCGGAGTACCCGGAGTCGACTCAGTAACAATCCCCAAAGAGGCCGAAAGGCCAGACCCAACAGCCATCAGTTAGCTCCCTCAGTAACGGCCGCAGCCGGCTCAACATCCGCAACCACGGACTTCTTCTTGCTGAACTTCCACGTCGCGGTCTGATCAACGAGCTGATAATCGAACTCGTCAGCCACCTCCACCGTCGCGTCCTTCTCAACAGCAATGCGGCGACCATCGACCAGCAACTCAAGATCGACACCGGACACGTTCTGGAAAACAGACATATGGGTTCCTAGGGGATGTAGTGGTTCTGGGCGTGGATGGAAAACGGGATCCAGCAGATGCGGTCAGCGCCCGCGTCGCCGGCAACGTCCTGATTGATCGAGACCGTCGAGATGGTCGCGTACCGGCCCTGCAACAACACGCCGCCGAGGGTCTGGTCGTTGGCTACAAAGTGGGACACGACGTCGTACAGGGCGACCGCAGCATCACGGGCAGGCTTGACCTTCGGGCCGGGGCGTGCCGCATAGATCAGGCAGGGGATCTCGTAATCCTCCTGACGCCGGTTCGCACCCAAAACGATCGGACGCTGCTCACCGGCAACGGCCGTCACAGACTCGAGCTCCGCTTTCCCGATCAGGATCATCGACTGAGACACGCTCGAGGGCACACCGTCCACGACAACCGCAGTCGAATCCGCCGCAGCAGCGGGCGCGGCGAGGCCGGCAACGATGTAATCAATCGCCGCCCCAATAGAAGTGCCCATCAGAAAATCGCAGGCCTACGCGCGTAGGGGGCCAACATCTCATTCACGCGATTCGGAACCGCGTACCCCATCACCGAAATCGTTCCGCCATCATCATCAAGACCCGGATTAGTAAACGAGATCGAACGGGGCTGCTGACCGTTCTGCCACCAATGGCGAACCAACTCGCCCGTCGCATCAGTGATGTCCTGCGGAATCGTCACCATCCCCGCGATGTACGTCACCGTCACGGCATTCGATATGGGGAAGAAGATCGTTGGGAATCCGCCGATCAGGCGGGTCAACGTATTCGTGGCCGTATCCCACAGATAGTTATACGAACCCATCGATGATCCGGGAGTTTGGGCCGTGAGCGTATATGTGGTGTTGCCGCCCCACCACTCAACGACGGAGGTAATCGACCTCACCCAGCGGTGCGGAAGCGTCACAGACTCGGAACCGCCATCGAAGTAACGGGTCTGCGTGGACGGAAGAACCGGCCCCGTGATGTTCTGAACGACGTCAGTTGCCGACTGAATGAATCGCCGCAACCGCGCGGTCGCGGTGGTATCCGAGGGCGAAAGGTTGAGTTGGTCGACAATATCCCCGAAAGAGATCAGTTGCAGCGATGGTGCAACGGCGGTGAACTGATCCGTAAATACGTCGACAACACCCACCGATGCGACCCACGTCAATAGGTACGGGCCAACCTGCGTGGCCGGAACCATTGACGTGTACGTCGGCGCATCAGAAGTAACGACGGTAGGACTCGATGTCGTGCCATCCGGTGCAGTCACCGTCAGAACAACGGTCGCGGTCGCCGGAGCCGTATAGCTCGCCGCATAGACATCACCTTGAATGACCGACATCAGGCAATCTCACCAACCCGAAGGGCAGCCGCAGTTTCCTTCGCGGGAACCAGAAGTCGCGTCAACTCGGCCTTGATCGCGGCCACGTCCGCACCGGGCTCCGCCAACTGCGCCTTTAGCTCTGCCACACGGAACTCGACATCCTCACTCATCGTCGACTCCCTCAAACTTGACCTCGTGGCGAGCCGTCAACACCTCGGGGTGATCCGACACGTAGTGCTTGAACTGAGCATTGGTTACCCAATAGCTCTTGTGGTGCCCGAGTCGGGCACCGGTCGCAGCGACCAAATTGAACCCAAGATCCTGCGCACGCTTACAGAAAAAGACATCCTCACCGACCCACTCGCCAGCAACGGGCATGTCACGGAACCAGCACCAACGACCGTCTTCATGCGGCGCTAACGGTGATGCCCGTGACGCATCGCGCACGGTCTCGAGCACGGAACGATGGACGAGTAGAGCACCCGTTCCGGCAGCATCGATCGGGATCACTGCATCATCCGGCATGTCCCAGATCGGGTCATACCTACCAAGGGCGTTCTTGGCGAGGATCATCGGCATCGGCATCGGATGCGGGCCGGCGGAGGCCCAGGCCGCGAAGTAAACACCCGCGACGATCGGACGATCCTTGTCGTGCGCCGCATCGATGATTTTGTCGAACGCTGAGACCGATATCGTCTCGTCCGAATCGATGAAGAACAACCATTCCGCGTCATTGTCGTCGAGGAACGCGGTCACTAGCTCGTTCCGTTGGCGGGATAGAAGCGATCCCTTGATTCGAATGACCGTAGAGATGCGACTATTGCGTGCGGTGAAAAGGTCAAGCAGCGAGACTGCAAAGTCCCCATCGACGGTGCCGCCATCGATCCATGCGACGGTCACACGATCGCGGACCTTCATCGCGCTACCATCGATCGCTCAATATATTCCGCAGCGGACCTCAGAAGTTCTGGGCTATCCCTGAATAGTCCAAGCCCGGGGTTGCAGAGCTCGCAGAGGACACCGCGCACGCAATAAGCGCAACCATGCGATCCCGGGCAATGCGCGTGGTCATGGTCAATGTGCCAGTTGGTTTTTCCTGGCACGGGCGAGCGGCATATGCCGCAGCCCCGGGCAACGAGAGCGTCGAACTCATCTACTGTCAGGCCATGGCGACGGATCGTATCGGAACGCCAGTAGCCGGAAGATGCGCCGCAAGTGCGTCTGCGTTGTCCACCACGAGCGGGTTTAGTCCAGTCGTATTCGAAAATCGAGGCGCAGCGCTCGCAGGTTACCGATATCTTCATGTGTCTTTTGATTCCTTCCATTCGGGCGGGTGGCGCAGGGGAATGGAACCCTGCGCCACCCTGTTCCCCACGGCCAGCGGGGAATTGTGCAGTGCGGCTAGAGCGTCGGAACGACCATGCCGGTTCCGTCGATCACCTGGACCGACCCCGCATACCGCGCAATGAACGCCGAGAAACCGAGAACCCTGAAGAAGATCGAGTTCTGGTTCGCATACGTCGCATCGAACGACGCGGCCTCGAGCGGGGTCTCCCACAGCCAGTTGTCCCCACGACGGATCACATAGATCTGATCCTGGTTCGTGGCCGCGCCGAGGTTCTGGAGAATGTTCGGGTCCAGATACACCGGCAATCCGGCGAGGGCACCAGCTGCCCCCTGCGCCACAACGCTGTCGACGACAGCCGCGTTGTTGAAGATCGGCCCGGACGGGTTGACCTGCAAACGCGAGTTGCCATCAAGCGACTCCTGGATCCAGGCCCAGCGCGCCGGGTGCATCACGATCGAGTCAGCCGGCAAGTACCGAGTTGTGTTCACGGCCGAAACGGCAGACAGGATCTTGTTGTACAGCGAAGCGGCAGCAGTCGTCGAAACAAATGCAGGCGTGGTCGTGGTAAACGTGACGGTAGTTCCAGAAGTCGCGAGACCCTTAAGCTGACCATTCGCACCTGACCCAGAAATCACCTGGATACCGAGCTGAGAGGCATATGCCAGGGCAAGGTCACCGAGAACCACCTGGTCGATCGGGGTTCCCGACTGACGCATGAGCTGAATGGAGACGGTCTGACCACCAGAGATCGTCGTGATATTCGACGACAGCGAAGTGGTAACCAGGTCAGTCTGAGAGATCGCAGTGTTCTGCGTCTGCACGATAGCGACGGTCGTACCGGTCGAGATCTTCGGCAGATTCACCGAAGACTCCCCATCCTTCAGGTCGACGTGGGTCATCAGATCGGCGGTCACGCGGGCCGGACGGGCCAGCTTCACGTATTCCTCGATAATCCATTCAGGCGGGGCCAGGGTGCCGCCTGCCGTCGCGCTCGTGCTCAGCGCGCGAGTCTCCTGCGACCGGATGAGACGCTGCCGCGACTCTTCGGCTACAACGGCATCCGAACCCTTCTGAAACACGAGATCGCGGAAGAATGAGGTGGACAGATCCCCGCGACGGTAGACCGGGTTCGCCTCGGACACAACCTTCGCGCTCGGTCCAGCGGTGCCAAGGTTCTGGCCCATTTGCTTGCGAACCTCATCGGCCGCCTTCTGCGACTCGATCTTGCTCGACACCGTGCGGTGCTCGGCAACGAGTTCGTCCTGCTTCGTGGTCTCCTCGTCGGAGAACGCACGCTCTTCCTTCTCAGCGGCGCTGATCAGGGTGTCGAGCTCCTGCTCGATCTCGGCCTTGCGGGCCTCAAGGGTCTCGATGAGAGACATTTGGGAACCTCCTTGGGTTCATCGGTTTGGTGTTGCTTCCGATGTCCAAGTGGTTTCCAAGTGCCCGAGTCCCCTGGTGGGGAGTGGGCGGGTTGGTCCGGGTTGAACGAATAACCCCGCGGGTGCGGGGTGGTCTAGTTGTGCTTGAGCAGTTCGAAGCGGACGCGGGCAGCGCGCAGCTCACGGGCGGCGCGTGCGGCCTCAGCGGCTCGAGCCGAATCGTCTTCGGTCATGCCTTGATCGCCGGCATCCGGGTCGGCGTCCTCGTCCGGGTTGGCTACACCGAGAAGGTCGGAGAGGGCGACAAGTGACGAGTCGAGGTAGCCGTCAGCGACCGCGAGGGATTCGAGGATGGATGCAAGCTGCCATGCGGCATCGGCAGTAACCTTTTCGCCAGCTCGTCCCTCGCGGACGTCAGCGTAGATTTCTCGCAACCTGTCCGGGGCGACGCTCTCGAGGATCTTGGAACGCATGGAGACGGTCGCGTTCGGGTTGGCGGGATAGGTGACGACAGACACATCCCCGCCAGCGAGGGAAAGTTCGCGAAGGATGCGCGACGAGTAGTCTTCGGACCATTCGTCTTTGACGGTCGTGAACGCGAATGACATCTCGTTTAGGTCGCCTCGCTGCATCTTGGGTACGATGCGCTGAACGTCAGGGTCGGACTTGTCCAGAGTCGACCGGATGTACAGGCCGGAGTCGTCCTGAGCGAGCTCGAGCGTGCCCGAGACCGTGCGCGCAAGCGGCAGGCCCTCGTGGTTGACGAGGAGGCGCACGTCGGGTTTGGCATTGAGGGTGCGCGTGAATGCACCGGGTGCGACGGTCTCGTAATACCAGCCCATGTCGTAGGGCTGGCCGAAGGTGGAGGCGTGGCCTTCGAGGGTGACCTCGGAGGAGTCTGCGCGCCAGGAGAGACCGCCTTGGGCGACCATGCGACGGGTCTTAGTCACTGGCATTTGTGCTCCTAGATGTCTGTTGCTGGGTCGTTGGTAGGGACCGCTGCGGGGGGTGCGGATACGTCTGGGTTCGGGATCTCTTGAACCTGGACGGAGGTGTGGTACGCCTCACCCTTCCCGTCTGGCAACGGCGGGAGTCCTTCGCGGCGGCGTACTTCGTCGACGTTGAGAAACCCGGACAGAATGGCCTTGTTCCAGTTGCTGTACCGTTCCGACGTCGTTGCTCGGGTGATCGCGTCCGTGTCGAAGGCGGCATACGTTCCCGGCTGCAACCATGACGAGAACAGGGTTTCGATGCGGACGAAGTAGGACCGGAGCGTGTAGTCGACGAACGCGCGCCCCTGAACCTCGATACCGGTTCCCCAGCTAGTGGTCCGGTCGATGATGCCGAGCAGGTGTGGGGGGATGCCGAGGAGTGTTGCGATTTCGCCGCGCTGGAACTCGCGCGACTGAAGGAACTGCGAATCCTCCGGCGTAAGACTGATGGGCGTGTACTTCGCACCGCCGCCGATAACGATCGGCAACGACGCACGGCCGACGCCGGCGTGGTTCTGGATGAACTGCTCGGCCGTCGCCTTCACTTCGTCCTGCGTGAGCGGGACGTCTGTCGAGATGATGCCCGTCGACATGATCCCGTTCTTGAAGAACGAACCAGACACATCATCAAGCGCAATACCGAGACCGATGGCGTTGCGGCAATACTCAACAATGCCCATGCCCTTGACATCATTGGGGAGCATGTTCGCGGCAACATGCCACATCAGCGGCGTATCACGCAGCACACCGTTGACCGTGTACTGGCGGAACCCGTCAGAGTCCCACGTCACAGCAACCTGGTCCGGGTTCAGGATGCGCCACTTGTTCGCGGTACCTGTCCGGTCGAAACCGACCGCGATTCCGTAAGCGTTGCCCCGCAGAATCAGCGACGTCACAATCTGCCCAAGACCCTGCTGAAGGTTGAAATCCATGAACGGGTCAATGAGCTGCGACGGCTTATTCACGACAGGAACACGAAGACCGGACGGATCCTGCGTGAACCCCTGAATCGGCGTCAACGCGACCGCATCCGAAATGATGCGCACACCCGCAAAGAAATCAATCACCGACAAAGCCGCACGGTCGTTGACCGTCACACCCGAACTCGACGAACGACCAGCACCCCACCTGTACGGCGTCAACGCAGACGGATCAAACGCCGACCTCGCTTCGACGGCACGACGGAGGACACTCACCGCTTACCCCCGAGGTTGTAGGAAACAAAAACCAGATACGCGGCCACCGGGATCAGCGCCCACCAGACCGAACCAGTCAGACCCCAAATAACGGCAGCCAGCACAAGAACACCAAGGGCCTCGAGCACATAAGACAGCACCCGCTCAACCATCAGAAGCCGGCACCAGATCATTGAGGTTCGCCAAGAAGAACTCCTTTTTAGGCTTCACCGGGACCAAACCCCAGACAGCCAAAGCCATCGCCTCGACCGGATCGATCGGGATACCAGAATCACGACGCGCGAACACCTGACCATCACCAACAGTCCGCCACTTCACACGAGCCGCCGCAGCCTCAAGCGCATCCATCGCCAAATGCTGAAACCGCCTATACCGGACGTCATCAACCAGACCCGCACAAGCAGCCTTATACGCCGCCGTGTCCAACGTCCGAACCGGAAGACCAGACGCGCCCAACGCGGCGAGCATCGTCCCGGCCGGCCCAACCTGATCCACACACACCGACAACACGTTGCGGCGATCAGCCACATCGACCAGATAGGGCAGAACCCAATCGGTTCCCTCACGCCGCTCAACCGACGCACACTTCCTACCGGAAGACATCCACGACATCGACACCGAAGACCACGCACGATCAGGCGACATCGCCAACCCAACCGACAGACCAACGTCCGTACCCGGATCCGTCAGCGCAACACTCGAATCATCCCACTCCGTGACCGGGAAGACCGAACCGATCTCCATCACATCCGGCCAAATCGACAACCGCTCCTGCAAAAACTCAGGAGACGGGCGAGTCCCATTCACCGTGAACGACGACCACTCGGCCCTGATGTAATCCTCATCAATGCGGATACCCATCGCCGGATTAGCGACAGCCCACGTCTCAGGCGACGCCGGATCCGCATCATCCGGAGCACACCACTCCGCATATCCCAAACGCTCGTCGCCACCAGCACGACCACGATCAACAAGCCGACGCAAAACCTCAGCAGTCGCCGTAACCGTGCCCGTATAAACCAACTGCGGATTCGGACGAGCCGACAACGTGGGCATCAACGCGGCCAACTGACGGGACGTCAACTCTTGCGCCTCATCCAGCACAACTAGATCGCCAGAGAACCCGCGGCCACCACCCGACGTCCGCGCCTTATACCGAAGGCGAGCTCCATTCAGGAGCTCGAAACCCTCATCGCCATGCGAGTTCATCACCCGCTTCACACGCTTGCGGAGAAAATCGGAACCATCGATCAGGTTCTTCATCCGCAAAAACGCTTCGATCGACGTGTCGAACTGGTGCGCCGAATGGATAATCAACTTGTCGCCGAACAAAAACAACCCGGCCAACTCGCGCGCCTCAAGCACGCCACCCTTACCGTTCTGCCGAGCAACGATCAGAGCAGCTTCGAACGCTGCCCACGTACCATCCGCACGCTCGCCAAGCCACAACGTCAGAACGTTCTGCTGCCACTCATCAAGCGGCATCCCAACCGCCGCGCACAACTCGATCGCCTCACGCGCGGAGTTCGAGACAGCAGGCGGAGCCCACGAATGGGTCGGCTTCTGAACGCCAACCAAACTAGCTGCGACGCTCGTCACGCTTCCCCTGCAAACGCTCGAGCGGATCCTTCGACTCAGACTTCGGCCGCGCCCTCAACTCAGCCATCTGCAAACGCAACTCCCGAGCCACCGACGCAAGACCAGAAGCCTGCTCCTCGGTCTCGGAATCCAGCCGGCCAGCCAACACCAACGCCGACTGACCCTCGCCCGAATCCTCAAGCCCGAGTTCTTTCAGCTCAGCGAGAATCCCGTCACGAACAGACACCAGGTGAACCTCCGAACCCCGTCAACGGGGAGAGAAAAGTTTCACTGGCGGGTCCGAGCGTTACGGTGTCGCCAGAGATTTCGTATGCCCGGTCACCACTGGATGGGTTTCGGGTTTGTCTTGGTCTTGTTTCCTCGTGACTCGTTGCACCTGAGGTGGGATGCTGCGAGGTTGCTGATGTGCCATTGACGGTCGTCGTTGGGGGGTAGCTTCGAGGTGGGTATGAGGTGGTCTGCTGACCAGCTCAGTGGGTGCGGCCAGCGCAGTTGTGGGTCGATGGTCAAGCCACAGTTGATGCAGGGGTCGTCGCGTTTGCGTAGCTCGCTGATAGCTTTTCTGTAGCGCGGATCGTCGTAGCTGCGCCGGGTCTTATGCCTCGTCATTGTCGATAAGCGCGAGCGCGATTCGCATGGTTTCGATCGCCGCTTCACGATCCTTGTCGCTGAGGCCGGCCCATTGGTCACTGTCGAGCATCAGGCTCACCAATCCCAGATCGCATGATCTCTTGCAACTGTGCGTAGGTGGCGTGGTCGAGTTTGTCTTGGAGTGTTGCCCAATGTGATCGGACGGGTTGGTAGTCGGGGTCGAGTTCGGGGATCTCGTCGTGCGGTTCGACAGCCCAGTCAG